CGTGCCGTCATAGACCAGAAGCAGGATCTCGCCGGCCACGAAACCGTTCGTCGAACTCAGAGCGCTAAGGTTTCCGAGCGTGACGTTCTTAGCACCGAGACCATTGACGTTGATCGTGGTAGCGGCGCTGATGTTATTCGCCAGCTTCACCGAGATGAAGAGACCGGCTACTTGCTGACCACTGGTGATCGCTGGCGAGTAGACTGCCGTGATCGCATTGGCGACGCCCGAGGTATCCGCAATGTACGGAATGCTCAACGTAGAGAAGTTGTTCGTCGTCGAGCCGGCGCTGATGCCGACGTAGTTCACCATCTGGAAGTTGGCGCCGTCGTAGACGACCTCGAGCACCTGGCCGGAGACGATGTCGCCAGAGTTCAGCGCAGCTCCGCCAGCTCGCTTCAGACCAACGGTGCCGAGACCATTGACGTTGATGGTTGACCCAGAGCTGCCCGAGTTGGCATTGACCGCCTTGAACTTGACCGCCATGCCGGCCTGATAGGCCACGAGCGGCTGAATGAACGGAGGAACCGTGACGACGTAGGCATTGGCAGCACCCGTGTCGGTGCCCCAAACCCAGTCACCCTTTTGCACATGGCTCGGCACCGACGGCAGCGTCGGGAAGAACGGCGCCGTGGAGACCTGAACGATTCCACCTGACGTGATCTGGGTCTGACCGTTTACGACGGTGATCGTGTAGAGCGGCGTGAACCCAGGGTCCGCCGACGGCGTGATCTGCGTTCCGGACGACGCGGGCGTGCCGGCCTTGAGTGCGATGACGCACTGGCAAGATCGAACAGTGAAGTTTGAAGTGCCAGCATTTGCCGGGCCAGAGAACGGTGCGGAAGGATTGGCCGAGTTGTAATAACTCAGGACCAATGACCCCGTGTCGATATCGTCAAGGATCGCCTCGACCAGGTAGACCTGGCTGAATCCTGACGTCGTCGGCGGCGTGATCGTCAACGACACCGGGCTCTGCAACAGGCCCTGCTTCATGATGTTGTTGGCGTCGGTTCCGAGATCTCCGTACGCAACCTGATCTGTCGGATCCATCTCGAAGATGGACCCGACGTTCACGATCACCTGAAGCGATGCCGTGGGCGACGTTGGGATGCAACCGAGTCCGGCGACGAGCGTGCCGCTACCGAGTACGGCAAGGTTATGATATGCCTCCCCGACCATGTTGAACTTGTTGGTCGACAGGACGTCTGTGTCTTGCGGTAGCGCGCCGGGATAGACGATAACTCGATCCATCGTTGAACCTTTTTTTTGGCAAAGAAAAACCCCGCATCGACGAGCGTCGGCGGGGTGAAGAAGACTGGGAGTGTTGAGTTCTTAGTTGATTGCGACCCAAGCAGTTACGCCGGTCGGCTTCGTCTTATTGATCATGTCGTAGATCACTGGATCGGTGACGCCCGTCAGCGTGGTGTAGGATCCCGCATATTCGATCGTGCCGACGCCGTATCCGGCAGCGTCACCGTCATAGCCATCAACGTTAGGAACACCGCTACTCGTTCGACGGGTGACTTGTATGAAGACCTGACCCGGTAGCCCCATGTTGCCATAGCCGCCACGTCCGACGCCGTATCCCATCGAACCGTAGTTCGGGCTGTTGGCGACCTGGGCCGGCCCGCTATACGCCCCGGTGTCGTAGGTGTTCCATGGTTCGAATACCGCTGGCGCCGTACCCGTCAGCGTGGTGACGGCATTGATCATGCCTGCGCGCGTCACACGCTCTTGAAGAATGGTCGCACGGATAACAGCCCTGAATGCAGAGTCGGGTGCAGCGCCACGCTTGATGAAGTTGCCGAGATAGTCGTACGCAAAGATGTCTAGCCAGATGCCGTAGGCGGTGGATAGACGACCCTGCGCTCGAGTGTAACCGATGAGGTTGTAGATCCATGATCCACCATCAGAGATACCGCCCATGATGGCGTCTCTGAATGTCGCGGCGAACATGAACCATCCGCGTGGGATTAGTTTGCGGACGCGAGATAGGATATCCCCAGAGCTTCCGGTCGTCATGAGATGGTCATCACTCCGGCCTTGATGGTGAATGCCTTGATCTGTGCGTTACCGTCCGTCGTCAATCTGAAGGCGTTGATCGACGCTGGATCGCCAGTTGCTCCGTTGAGGAAGACGGCAGCGACATCTGTCACACCTGGGATCGCATAGGCCCATGGTAAGAGCTGAGACCACGGCAGTGACACGCCGAGGCCAAGGCTGTTGATATTGGTGGCTACGGCAGCGGCGACCTGGGCGACGACGGTTGGATGATCATACCCTGTTGCCGTGGTGATCTGCATCGATACGTTTGCGGTAATGATGGACGGAAGGAACACACCGCACATGATGCTAAGTGGGCGCACTGCCTGCGCGGCATTCGTAACCGTCAGCATGAAATCTGGCGACGGGTTGCCGGATCCATCGTCTGCGACAACGAAGAAATATCCGGGATGATACGAGCCGTCGTAGTTATATCCCTCGGTCAGCGTCCACTGGACGTTGACTTCGACACCGGTGATCGAGGAATTCAAACCATAGTAATCTCCACGGGAGAGCCCGAGGATATAGGATGCGAAGCGTGACTTGAGAGCGGAGTCCTGCTCGAAGTTCGTACCATTCGTGAACGCGGCCACGTTGCTGACTGTATCAATACCAGTGATGGGCGAAGTCATCGTGGCAATGGCGCCAGAAGCAACGTTGCCGGCAGCTCCGGCGACGGCGGCCTGGACCGGCACGACAATGGACGCCACCGACGAAGGTAGCGTGTAGCCGGGTCCAACAGCCGTTACCGAGTAGGTCGCGAATGTGGTGTTCGCGATCACAGCAAAATTTTGCGCGCCGTCACCGGTCTGGATCGTGGCGCCGACGGGGATGAAGCAAGAGGTCGGGCCGGCAGTGAATCGGGAGAAGGTCACCTGGCCGGTTGCGAACTCTGCTCCGAGTCTCGGACTTCCACCTGGTAAAACGGCCGTCTGACTGCCGGGGATGATCGGCATGAAATCAGCGGTGAAGGTATCGACGTCGGTGCCGCTCGAGGTAGACAGGCGCGTAGCCTTCAAGACCTGCAACAGCATTGCCTGGAACCACAGGAAGAGTCCCGCGAACCCTTCCACGATTGCGCGCAGCGTCGAGCCTTGGGAGAAATTGATGAGCTTGCTGGCTCGTCCTTGAATGCCCGATATCGTGTTAGAGACGATCGTGTCGAAGCTTTGGGTAGGTAGCGTGGCCATTTATTCCCCGCCCTTTAAGACGTGATAGTGAAACTGACGGAGACGCCTGTAGCGGCATCCCAGTATTGGATGCTGATGGTGACCAGGTCTGGCTGATTGGGTGATGCTGCGACGCTGATCTGAGCCGGCGGCGACGGAGCAACTGATGCTTCGAGCGCGAGCTGAGAAGAACAGACGGCCAGGATATCGGAGACCGACAAGACCGATCCGATCTTCTGCGGCAGGCCGGCGCCGTAATCCGGATGCCAGACGTAACCGTTCACCGCGGTGAACAGTCGGCGCTCGAGGCGTTGACGAACTTCGTCATCCCCATCGACAACCAATAGGTCTCCCGTGGCGTCGACTTCGAAGTCGGCACCCCATTCCAAAGAAACGTCAGCCATGTCACCAACCGGTTGTTGCGTCGTAGGCGATGACCGACGAGATTGTTGTGAGAGCGTTGACCGCTGCGGTCTTGACGCCGAGCGCCAGCGTGGTTGCGTTGATCTGCTCCTGCGCAGCCAAGAGCACCGCGAACAGGTCAGCCACCGTGAATGCCTGGAAGCTCGTGGCTCCGATCGGACTCAAGGTCACGCCGCTCAAGGCGGTTGGACCTGTGTACGACGCTGCTACACCAGAGATGCCAGCGATGCCTCCGACGCCGCCCCCGAAACCCGCACCCGCTACTGTGGTGTACGGACTCGTCAGGCCCTCGCCAAGAGCGTCTTCACCTGCTTGAACGATCGTGTTACCGGCCGCGGCGTTCGCGTTGATTATGCCGGCCAGAGCGTTGACGTCGCCAGCCGCTACGTTCAACTCGTTGTTGACACCAGCTACGACATTGTTGTTGACACCAGCTACGACATTGCCGTTGACCCCACCGACGACGTTGCTGTTGATGGAGCTGACCAAGGCAGCAATGGCAGCCGCCACGTCGGCGTTCACGGCTGCCAGCGCCGACATCACGTTGTTGTTGTTCTGGACGCTGGCAGGATCGGTCGGATTGACGTTGAAGATAAATGTTCCGAGAGATGTGGCTACCGATACGGGGGCCTCGCTCTGGATCAGGAAGATGCTCTTGAGCAGGCTAAGTTTGACGGCCTGTGCTTGCGCGAGCGTAAGAGGCAACGCCTCCGCGGATGCTCCTGTCATCCACTGATTGATGTAAGTCTGGTATGGCGACGGGTCGGCGAACTCCTCCGGCAAGGGGATACGATCATTAAAGATGATCTTTCCGATCCCCGTGCCGCCGTCCCACTCCACGAAATTGACGTTGGATGCGAGCGAGTTTGCTGTAATGGGTTGGGTCAAACCGAACAGACGGACTGTCGATTTGACCCTATCGAGTTGAAACGCGAGAGGGGTAGTGGTCATGCTGGCACCGAGAAGGGTGGGATTGCTGGAGGTGCAGACGGCGGGCTGACCGAGTCGTCAGATACGCTGCCGCCACCCTGCGCAGCTACAAGCGAGCCGGCATCGACACCGAGGATGTTGCCCGCGGCAAATTCAGCATTTCCGCCGGCACTGATGCCAGCGTCCTTGCCTGCGACGACGGTGAAGTTGCCGCCAGCCGTGAAGTGAATGTCCTTGGACGCCTTGACCGCAAAGCTGTTGCAAACCAACGTCGCATTGCCGGCGCCATCGAAGGTGATTGTCGCGCCGTTGCCGTCGGTCCACATGATGGAGCCGTCGTTCTTCAGGTAGATCTGCTGGCCGGTACCACCCTGCCCACCAGACGCGGACTCTGGGCCGCCGCCAGACTTCTGGAATGAAGTCCAGATGACCGTCTCACCTGACTGAACCTCGGGAGGTTTCTGATCATCGGAGTGAACGCGCTGAACGATCTTGCCGGACTCGAAGTCACCTTCTTGGAAGCGGACAACGACCTGGTCGCCGGTCGCCTTGCCATCGCCTGGTGTCAGTCCGGTAGCGATACCAAAACCGTTACCGATGTGCCCCGTCTCGATCGGAAGCCAACCCGACTCCTGGCCTTCTGGTTGGAGCGTGACCTTGGCGAGATGCAGCTTCGGATCGTAGCTCGTGACCATGGCGTGGCGTTCAGAGTATCGCGACGCCCACCAGCGTTCGATCACGCCAAGGATCTTGTTGTCGTAATCGCTCATGATGCCGTTCTGCCGGTCTTTGCCGAGCGCGCCGTGATGTGTGTAAGATGACCCGACATCCCGAAGTCGTGCTGCACTGTGTCGATCTCGAAGCTCTGATCGAAGAAGTCAGTTCCGGATAGCGAAAGGCTCATACCAGCTTGCACTGTCGGGTCGCCTACGACGGTTGCCGTCACAGTGAATTCATGTCGAGCCAGCTCATTCGCTCGCGACTTGGCGTGCTGCGTGACGTGATCCATCTCGCTGTTCGGGATGTTGTAGGTGTATGGCTTCGGTCCACCTGGACCAGGAACGTTGGTCGTGTACGAGAACACTTCCTTCTTCTTCGGGTGCCAAGACTTCACGGTCGCCGTGATTCCCTTGCCAGCCTGGATGTTTCTCCGAACGACTAACTGCACGCAGTCAGATGAGATCGGCTGCACATCCTGATTGACCATGATCGAATAGGAACCGACCGACGTGCCGATCGGCGCATAGTTGAAGTTACCATTCGGATCGACCCACCACTTGTTGCCGTCGAACTGCGCAAGCTTGTGGATGGCATAGGCGAGAGTCACGTTGTCAGTTAGGTGAACGTAGTCTTGCTGCAATTGCTTGCCGGCCATCAACGAGGAGGCCGTTACGTTGCCGCTCAACCCGACGCGCCCCGCGAGGGTAGTCACGATGTCGCTTGGCTTTTGGTTGAGAAACTTCTCTGACGTCTTAGTGTCGTGAAGCTTGGCCGACTTGTCTCGACCTGAGAATTGAATGATGCGTTGGATGAAGTCGTAGCTTACGGAGTCGAGTTCTCCGGTGACTAGGGTTGCGGTCTGACCGCGCGTCGTGCAGGAGATGCTCGCCTGGTTGTCTCCGAGATTGGAGAGCGCTTCGGATGCACCAGGATACGACATCGGGATCGCGCCAGAGAACGACGAGCTGTGGCGCTTGGCTTGTTGTGAAACAGATCCGTGCTCGATCGGGAGCGACGACCCATTGACTATCAGCTCCGCGTGATGCGGACCCCATCCAGATGTGATAGCCATCTTAGAAGCCGAGTATCCCGGTCTGAACTCCGCTCGGAAGAATGGGGGGGATCAGGATCGTTTCCTGGGCAATGATCCACGGATCGGTCATGCCATTGAGCTGCGCGATAGCAACCCACTGCAGAGGATCGCCCGTCTCCATCATCGCGATACGAAACAGATTCGTAGATGAGACTCGCAACACCTTCGCTGGGATCGTGGCGGCAATGAATTCTGCTGCCATTATAGTTGATCCAGGTTGGATGCGACTCGGCCGACGACGCCGCGCGAGAACGACAGGTTGTTTTGATCTACGGCAGCGCAGACGACGGCATCGAAACCGGAGACAATGCTTTTGGGATCCACAGGAGCTACCCACGTATCGAGTGTGTTGGTGGCTGTCAGGGCAGTCTGAATGTCGTTGACGAGGTTGCCGGCGTTGAGCTGCATCGCCTTAATTGTTGCGAATGGAGCGTTGTTGATAGGTGTCGCGGCAGCCACCTGGGCCTGAAGGAACGCCAGCTCTGACGTGATGTTGGATGGAATTGTCATCATTAACCCAGTGAGCTGACGGCGGAAGAGAGATCGGATGCGATCATCGAGTCGATTGACGATGCGATGCCGCCAAGGATACCGAGAGCGGGGTTCTGATAGACGGTGCAGGAGATCGAATACTCCACCCATACAGGCATGCGTCTTACGTGATAGATGAAGTTGTCGATGATCACGGATCGAAATTGTCCGCCCCATGTCAACGGAATTACCTGGCCCGCGGCACGCATGCCGTCGAGCGCCAATGCGTTTGAATAGGAATTGTTGCCAAAGAACTCTCCCGACCAAACCACGTTGGCTTCGTCTGGGCCCAGCGTATCGATGACGCGGCTGCCACCAGGAAGTTTGTGGACGACCATCGCCTGGTTTCCGCCGCCCATCATCTTGTTTGGTGTGGAGAATCCGTCGAAGGAAATCCCGCCGAGCGTTAGAATGTCGGCCATTGCAATCCTAACCTAGTGACAGTATGTTGTTGATGGTTTGGGGACAGGTCCATTACTTATCTGCCAGAAATGGCCAAACATTCGGTGCCCTGTCCCCAAACTACTTGTCTGAGTGCTGGGCGACACCACCCTGATGCTCGCTGAGTCCATCGAAGGCTGGTGCTTGACCGTCGAAGGAGTTTGCGCCGATGTTCATTAGGACTCGTCCAAGGACTGAGCCATCGATCGCAAAACTGATTGCAAGAGGAGTTGGCGGCGGTGGTGCTCTCCTGGATGGGTCGTTCTTGTCTCCAGGCTCTGGCGCACGCTTCAGGAGGTTGCGTAGTTCTTCAGCTACCTCAGGAGTGTGTTTGGAAGACAGGTTGCCATTCATGTATTGCTCGGCTACGCCGCCGACGCCGCCTATGACTCCGCCAGCTACAGCACCTGCCAGCGTGCCTACACCTGGGATGACAGATCCACCGAGCGCTCCGATACCAGCGCCCTCTAAAACTCTCGCACCAATCGTGGCGCCGACGGGCCCTTTACCTTCAGCCCCCGGAACAAGATTGCGTAGTCCTTCGATGACGCTCTTAAAATTACCCAGAGCTATATTGACTGCCGGGAGTGTCGACTTGGCCAAGTCCATCATAGTGATGTTGAAGTCGGCGATGGCCGTTCTGGCATCCTGAACCGTAGATCCCTCGAGATACTTCTGGGAGAATGTGGAGTATCTGTTGGCGAACTCCGGAGAGTCCTTTTCACGCTTGAGATTTTGTACCTGTTCGCGCACAGCCGGATCCGCCAGCATAGCAAAGCCGCCACCCCCCTGTGCGCCGAACAACGCACGCTCATAGGCCGCACGCTTCTCGACAGGGATGGACGCGGCTTTCCCGCCAGCGATGTCCAACATCTTGAACAGGTCAGGCTTATTGTCTGTGAACCAGGTCGGTTTGTGTTGTTTGTCTACAAGACCGAACGCCTTCAGCGCCTCTTCGTGCTTCTTGAATGCGATCTTCGACATCATCGAAGTACCCGGCATAGAACGGATCGCCATCTCGCGGAGCCACGTACCGGACTTGGTATTCGTTGCGCCGGCGCGCGTCAGTGCTGTGCCGAGCAGCAGGGTATCCATCGGGTCGATTTCAAGACCAGACTGTAGGAGTGGTACTGCGTACGATGCAGCTCGCTCCATCGATCCGAGAGAAGACGGGTTAGCTGTCGACAGGAAGGCGAACGCCGGAGCCAGCTTCTTGATAGCTTCCGGAGAATACTGCTTGGTCATATGCGCTAGACCGATCAGAGCCCGCATCGACTCTTCTGGACTCTCTCCCTTCAGTCGCGACTCTATCGTTGCCGCGCGCAGCATCTCCGGCAGCACGTCAAGACCGCCGCCAGGAGTACCCTGAAACATCCTGATTTCTTGCTTGGCTGACTCCGAAATGTCTTTCAGGCCGTATCCGGACTCGAGCATGGAGTCCTGAAGTATCTTGCGGAATTTACCGCGGTTCTCTTCGTTCTGCTCTTTGCCGGAATGATAGATGAGCTGGAAGACGGCGTCCTCCATCTCTGCTGCTTCATAGATGCCGTAGCCCAAGGCACCAGCTCCAGCCATAGCCGCTCCGCCGGTACGGATGTGCCCGCCACCAGGGATCGGAGCGCCTGGACCAGAGATATGAGAACCACCACCGAGCCAACCTGGACGACCGCGGCGACCGCGGGCAGCAGCGCCACCGGCCCCGACCGCACCAGCTCCACCTCCACCGGCAGCCGAAGCCCTAGTAGCTCCTCCGATAGCCGTGCGTGCAAGTCTGGCATTGGTGGCCACGTCACCCCAAGCCTTCGCTAATGCTCCTGTCTCTGCCGTGGCGCTACCGAGGCTAACCGCAGAGAACGACTTGCCAATGAGGGCAAGACTTTCGCTCGCCTTAGCTACTGCTCTGTTGAGCGCACGTACCTGCTTCAGGATCTCAGCGAGAGCCGGCGAGGCTTCGTTGATGATCTTGAATACGGCTCCGACTTCGAATGTGGTGATCATGGCTTGCCCATCAGTAGCGACACAGCCAGTTCACCGAACATCTTCTCGGCGTAAGGAAGTGCCTCTGTCATTGCGATTTCGCACACTGGTCGCGGTGGAATGCTGTGCGTTCCATTAACGGTGCCGACCTCTTGCCAGAGTGCTTTTAGCTCCGGAGATCCGACGATGAGCGAGAGTGCTGGGACATCGACTTCCTTCTTGTAGGAGTCCGCCATCTCTCCGGTCCGCTTCAGCGGCGACGGCACGGGAAAGCCCTTACTTGTCTTGTCGTCGATTGTAGCTTCGGCGAGTTGTTCCCATCCTGTCTGGTAATGGCCGGGTATCTCGTGCGCCCTGATCTCGGTGATGGTGCCTACTTTTTCCAATCCCATCCCAAGCCTCGGCACCACCGTCTTCAGTGATGCCGCCAAGGTGGCTTCGAGTTGAGCTAGAGACATCATCTTCTTGGGAACCACTTCATGTTGCCCCAGTCGTACTCACCGCCGTTATTTTCTCCGTCCGCTATTATCCAAGCGAGAACGAAGTCATCATCGGCGGCGAAGGCAGCATCGAAGGGAATGTTTCCGCTACAGGCAGCGACCCGCAATTTGAACGCGGGCCGCTTACTTAGTTTTTTGATGCGTCGACCGAGCTGTCTTGTTCGCCTAGTTTCTTGAGTGCTTCACCGACGGCAGCGATGCCATCGAAGTCTAGTTGCTGGATCAGAAATTCGATCTCGGCCTCAGATGAAGGAGGGGCAACGTGGGTCGCGTCGATCTTCTTGACCGACGAAACGAGGACGGCGAGATCCATACTGGCCGGGTTGCTCGAGTTCACACCCATAGCTTTGGTCAAGCGATAAAACTGCAAAGCGTTGAGCCTGTTAACCGTAATCAACCGCCCTCGAGAATCAGTGGCTGATGCCGTGTCAAGCATTTTTGTTAGCGTTTCGGTTGCAGTCTCGGTAGAATTCGCTTTGGTCATGACGGTCCTATGCTGTACGGGTGAGTGAACGGAGGAACTGAAAAATGGCAGTAACGGTGAGCACCCCGGCTGGAGACGGAAGCTTCGTCACGCGGAAGTTGAAGTTGTGGGAGCGCATATCCTCGGCGGGGCGCGTCGTGTGCGTTGCCACTGCCGTTGTTTTCTGGTGCGTCTGGATGTATTTTGTTGAGCAGCCGTGGTGGAATTGGAGCGAGCGATGGCTCGAATTCCTGCTCGGCTTCTTCGTCTATTGGCTGGTGATGAGGACAGTTCTGCTCGGGTTATTCCCGCGCAAATTCCCTACGGCGCCATCGTCGCCGGATCAAACGCCGTTGCCGCCGTCGGGCTCGCATTATCTCTAGCCGCGAAGCCAGCCTTGCGCCGCGCAAGCTCTCTGCCCCAACCCGCCTCAAAGCTCTCATGCGTCTGTTGACCGTGCATCCCAGGATACGGATTGCCTGAGATATTCGTCATGGCGTGATTGGTATAGAAACCCAGACCCTGCTGGTGCATCATGTACAGTTCGGTGTCGGTCGGATCTCTACCGAAATGAGATTTGAACTGCGCGCGGTTAGCATCGAACATCCGAGCAGCACCCATCGCGTTGTCGTGCGCCGAGTAGATGTTACCGCCATCTCCGAACCGATCCCATTCATTGTGACCGACCTGGTAGAGACCCTTGTACTGGGTCGAGCGATTGGCGTTGCTCGACGGGTTCATCGAACTCTCGATCGAGGCAATCCCGCGCATGGTGTTGACGTCAAGGTTGTGAGCCTTGGAAGCATCAACGATCGCCTGGTCGGTCTCTGCAGTCCCTTGACGGAACGTAGAGCTTGGACCGCTCGACGGTGCGTACTCTTTGCCGGGCGCGTGATGATGACCGTATCGAATGCTGTTGTGCTTGTGATCTTCCGGAGTTGGATCCGGATGATGAACTCCACCACCGTGATGACCACCGAGGTGACTGCTCTCGCCCTGCCCTGCTCTACCTTCCGGCGTGTAGCCATCGAGATCTGGAGTGAACTGGTCGACGTCGTCACCACGATCCATGGTAATGACGCCGACCTTCATTCCGCTACAGGTGATGACTCCGATTTGCATTACGCAATCGTTACCTTATCCGACGCCATAGCCTCGAGCGAGAGGCTGACAACCTTGTCGCGGCTGATGTCGCCGTGGCTGTTCAGAAACACCACGAGGTTGGTGTACTGATATCGGCTGACGGTGCCGTCGGGGTTGTTGATCGTTTCGTTCAGGTAGCCAGGCGCCATGACGTTGCCGGCGTTGAAGTTCGTACTGAACGTCACCATCAGATCTTCGAGCACAGATCCGTTGCGCGTGATGGTGAAGTCGATCTTGTAGCCGTCGGGAACGTAGCCGAACCGAGGCAACTGATTGTACGGCGAAGATTTGATGTCGTGCTTGAGCGCGGTGATCTTGACGTCTTGAACGTCACCGAGAGTAATCAGACTCCCCGAGTTCGAGTCGTAGTAGGTGATCGAATAATCGACGCCTACGTTCATTCCATTGACGGGCATTTAGGCATCTCCAAAGAAAAAGCCCGCCGTGTTAGGGCGGGCTCTGAAAGGCTGATTGGGGTGAAGGATTACGAGGTTGCGGTAGCCGTGTTCGCCGTGGCCGCGAACTGCGACGGCGTCGGCTGCGTGCTCTGAACGGTTACGGTGACATTGCCGCCGCCCTGGAATTTCACCACGAAGTATCGGATGACGTTCAGGTAGCGAACCTGCCAATAGAGGAACAGGTAACCGAGAGCCTGCAGGCTCGGCGGGTTGTTATTGAGATCGCACTGGACCACCCACGGCTTGTCGATGATGCCTTGGCCGTTGATGCCGATACCAACCTGCGAAGATGCAAGCTGTGCCGACAGCCCGTCGAACAGGGACTTGGCATTGGAGCGAGTCTGATCGTTCGGCTGGATCGACTGCAACTGACCGACGAATGACCCTGCCGCCTTCGACTGAGAAGTACGGATCAGGAAGTTCGTCATGCGGGTGTACTCGATACCGTTCGCCGCGGTGTTCGAGCTGGCGTTGCGGCCGGTAGCGAACGAGTAGTAATAGCCACCGGGTGAAGAGTTCGGCGACAGGATCGTATCGATGCCGCCTGTGTTGATCAGAGACAGCTCAGTGTCGCTGTAAGTCTGACCAAGCGTCGCACGCTGCGTCGAGGAGATGCCCTGCAGCGGCTTGTTCAGCGGGGACTCCTGCGGGGACAGATTACCGATGATCCCGAGACCAATGGCCGAGGAATTGATCAGTCGCGTCTGACCGTTGTAGCTGTCGTACCACGACGGATAGTCGCCGAGGATGAACCAGAACCACGGGCTGTCGACGCCGGCATTGATGCGGGTATTGAGACAGTTCTGGATCGTGTCACCTGACGGCGAAGCGAACACCGGAAGCATCGTCTCGCTCAAGCCGAAGGATACGATCGCCGCATAGTCCGCGATGGTCGAGAGATCGCAGAGAGTGAAGCCGTCGCAGTTCGAATTGCGGAGAGCATACATGCCCTTGCGAGGCACGATGTCCTGACCCATCAAGGTGGCATCGGTGACGCCGGCAGCGCCATCCGTACCTCCAGAGAGAACCAGCGGAGACGACAGCGTCGGGATTGCGACACCGGTTCCTACCGATGCGATCACATAGGCGGACGGACCGTGATACGGCGTGCCGTTGTTGATCGCGTTGGTCAGGTTGGTCCAGAAGGTGTTGCCAGTGCCGACGCCGCCCGTGAAGGCTGCACCGGAAATCACCAAGGTCGTCGATGACTTGGCGAGGGTCAGCGAGTTGCCGGCCGCGCCAACCACCTGGTTGATGTTGGCGGTCAACGTAACGATGCTTCCCTGCACCGACTGGTTGACCTTGATCAGGTTGGAGTCGGTCGAAGCCGACAAGAACGAGATCAGGTTAGCGATCGTGATTGCCTGGGTCGCACCGATCTGCACCTGATTGCCCGTCGGAGTCGCGGTCACGAAGGTGACGACGGTGCCGGCGATCGTCACGGTGTCGGAGTTCGCCGGGTTCCCGGTGAAGGAGACGGTGGCGGTCGCGGGAGTTGCGGCTGCAATGTTGTTGAACTGCTCCGGAACCATGCCGGGGAATACGACGACAGCCATATAGGTGTTGGCCATCGTGCCGTTCTGGATCGAGAACTGGATCTTGTTGCCGAGGACGCCGCTGTACTTGCCAGAGATCGTCATACAAGCAGCGCCGCCAGCGGAGCCGCCGGTCAGCGTGGCGCCAGACAGCGTGATCGAGGTCGAAGACTTGGCGAGCGTCAGTGCGTTGCCGGCGGTGCCCGAGGTCACGGCCACCAGGTTCAGTACGAAGCCCTGCAGCGCGTAGGCGAACTTCACCAACTGGCTGTCGGCAGATGCCTGCAGCATCGTGATCAGGTTCTGAAGGGTCAAGGCAAGGTTGTTGCCGATGTTGACCTGGAGAGCCGACGCACCGGAAGCAACGAACGTGACAATGCTTCCGTTGATCGTCAGGGTGTCGTTGACGGATGGATTGGTCGTGAAGGCCGCAGAACCAACCGCGAAGGCAGCGCCGGACTGGATCTGCGAGAACGCAGCGGTATCCGTGCCGTCCGAGACGCGAACGCCCAGGAAGCCGATCGCCCCGCCGACCTGGCTGGCTGCCGACAAATAGGACGAGATGTCGTACGGACGGATGACGGGCGGCCCGATGTTCAGCGCAGCATCCTGCGGCTTACTCATCGGGATCAGAGCATTCAGCGGGCCCCAGCTACCGACGCCGACCAGACCTTCGATATTCGTGGGCTGGCCGAGCAGCAACGGAGTCGGAAGTATAATGTCTCCGTAAACGCCGGGGACGGTTAGGGCCGCAAGATTTTGCTGGCCGTCGAGAAATACAGGCATTTACGTCTCCAATAAAAAAACCCGCCTCGAAGGGCGGGTCTGGAAAGGGTTGATTAGTGGAACTGGATTAGAAGGAGGTGATCCGAACGAAGTGATGCTCGCGATCGAGCAGAAGCGTCGCCACTTCAGCAGCGTCGGTGATCATCGTGCCCTTCTCGTACTTTCCGAAAGGATGAACGCAAATGAGGAAGTAGTTCATGTGATGTGCCTTATGTTAAAGCTGTGGCTATCGCGCTGCCGATGCCCTGCGCGGTGATTGGGTTATTAACGGTCGTGATGACGGCGCCGGGGAATGTTTCGACGGTGGCATATTCGACCATGTAGATCAGGTCGCGCCGGTAGACAGTCGCAGACGATTGGTCATCAGAAATGTTGGTGCGGCTGTAGATAACGAGAGCCTGAGATCCATCAGGCATCGTGACTTTGTTACTGTTCTTGATGGCGACATCGATCGCCTTTGATAGAGTCGAGCGCACCGCTTGCGTTGGCGCCCATACACTCACCATCACGGGATGACGTTGGCGATGAGTCACTTTGCCAAGAACGCCGTATCCGCCTTGGCGCACGATGAATGCGTGCGTGGTTGGAATGGTGATGGTGTTAGAAGTTGAAGATGCACTCGGATAGTTTGCTTGCGCTGCGCTGGCGAGAGTCGCCAAGATTGCTGCGGTGCTCGCTCCATTAGCCGAATAGGCGAATTGATCATCACAGACCAACGTCAGGTATTCTTGCGCGTTAGGCTGTCCAGTTACGGTAAGAGTGTTGCCGTTGGTGGATAGACTCATTCCGTAGTTCACCGGAGTGACCACGTATGTCTCGTCGAGGATTTGGTAGACGGCGATGCCAGTGCCCATCATTGGGAAGATGGACACGTTGGCTACGGGACCGCCTGGACGAGTGCCCGGAAGACCAGTTGACAAGGACAACATCTTCCCGGCGAGATCGAGATCGAGCTGCGCCGCGTCAGGCCATCCTTCGTAGATCCTGCAGTCCATAGCCGCGACGGATGGAACAGATATCCCATCTGGATAGACTGCGGCAGTTGCCGTGGCTTGGAGATACGCAGTGACGTCCGAAATGTCCGCCACGTTATGCCTCCAACCGGATGCAGCTCAGCTTGTAGCCGGCCATGCTCCAATAGTTTTGCCCGACCTCATATCGATATCCCTCTTCATCCAAGATGATGTCTCGATCCTTGATCGAGTATTGTGCGATCTCGGTAGGAGGAATGAAGATGTACCAGGTCGGCGCGTAGAAGACGTCGGAAGGAAGGGCTTTGCCTTTCTTACGTCCGGTGTCGCCTGACTGAATTGACGCAGCGATCCCCGTGAATAGGACTATTTCGCCCTGGGCATCGCTGGGGTTGGTTGATTGCTCTGCACCGGAATATCCGAGACCACCGATAGCAGTGTCTGCAGGTCCGGCCACTGATCTGAAACGGTGAACCTCCACCGTCCGAGGATAAAGAAGGTTCACCATTACTTGGCCTGCAGAAGGATCTGCACGCTTTCGATCATGGTGTCGCCGGCCGCCGTGGTGATCTCGTTGGAAAGCGTATAGACCTGACCAAGAAGTCCGGCGGTTAGCCATACCTTGGTGATAGACGCGATGAACGAGTTGGAAACGATGGACAGATTTGAGCCGGTTGGGATGGTCCAAGCGGATGACACGATGGTGTCGCCAGCGAGACGCGCGGTCCAATCGAGATCATAGTCCAGCGTCTCCGCCGGATCTTTAGGCGGCCACAGCAACGACATAGATCATCCTAATTGTTTGGGGGAGCTACTGCAGTCCTGTTCTCTGCCGCGACTGATGCGCTCCTGAAATCGAGGAGAGCTGCGGCGATACGGGACGATCGTGCGAACACCTGGAGGGCTGCGCTCGACATGAACCCGAAGCTCGTCGACCCCGTCAGTGCGACGACGAAGACGACTCTGCCGATCAGTCCCTGCCCCGACGTGACGACTCGAGACACGCCGCTGAGCGCGACGTTGGCTGTTACCGAAGAGACAGATCGAACTGCGATCGTGGAGGATCCGAACAGACCAGCTATCCGAGACATGCTCGAAGAGCTTATGGTTCTGATCTTCGTTGCACCTGATAGGTGTACCGAAGAAATAATACCGGCGCCCGAGGCCAGGGCCACCTTCATGGCTCCGGAGAGCTTCTGAGTGAAGGATGGATTGGATTTGGCCTGCACTGACAACGTCAGCGTCCCCTGGAGCGGAACGGTAGCCTTGGGTAATGCTCGAGCCATAACCGCAACGAATGCGCGACCGATTAGCGCAACAGCACCTGGTGGAACGATCCGAGCCATGATGGCTGCCCGGCTCGCGCCAGATAGTCCGACGTGAGCAGACATAGCCGACAGCGTCTTGATGACCGAGGTCGTAGACCCGCTGAGACCAGTCTTGAGCGACGCGGATGATTTTCCTGTGCTGGCAACCTTTGAGTATCCAGCGAGAGAAGTTTTTGATACAGGCGAAGCGGATGCACGAATCTTGATGCCCATCGCGCCGAGAAGGGCAATGACAGACGGTCCGCCATAGTTTGCGGTAGAATGTATCGCAGAAGAGATGCGACCAGCCAGCGACACGACACCATGAGATAGGGCTATGCCCTTGACCGCTACAGCCGTGCGCGCCGCCATCAACACCTTAGCGGTTAGGACGGCACTGCCTTTGACTTTCGCCTTGGTAGCACCGGACAGGCTGGTCAGTCCCGCGATCTGCGCTTTGCCGATCAGCATCAGTAAGGATCGGCCGGCGAGCGCTACCGTTCCACCACTGACGACCGTCTCTGTCTCAGTAAGAACTGACCATCCGGAGGCATAGGTGCGCGAGCCTGTCTCCGTCACGATCCGCGGCGTCGCGCCGCGAATGACGTAGCTGCGCGTGGTCGCCGACGCTACAGTGGCGGCGGGGAGTTCTGCGGGTAAACCATAATACTGATGCACATTAAATTCTCAGCATCTTCCAAGCGAAGGTTCGGCCGGTACCTGCCACCTGCTTCAATGTGCATTTGATGCTCTGGTCGCTGGCGACCGGAGGCGCGATCTTGTGGTTGTTGATCTGGGCGTGCTGGTAAGTACCCTTCCACGCCTGGGTTAAGGTGCCGCCGCTCAATGCGATGGTGTAGACACGGACTTCGAGCAGGTCGCCAAGCGCGAGATTGCTGGTATCAACCTCAAGCACGAAGGTGCCGTTGTTAGTGTCAGTGGCCAGCGCCGTCTCGGTGCCGACCGTCAAGGCCGACGTCGTACCTGAATCACTGAGTGTCCATGTCATAGGTAGACTCCATACAGTGTCAGATCGATTGGTCGCTGGTTGCCCGATCCGCTAGTTGCGTTTGTCTGGCAGCGCGCCGCGATGCGCGTTCCGGCAGGGATCTGGATGGGATGAAACGGAAACTGGAACATCCAGTTGTTGCTATCGCTGTTATAGTTGAACAATTTAGGGATAATGATTTGCTCGCTGCCGGACGCACCGATGGCCACATCGACCAAGTAGGACTGAACCTTGCTGTTGCCCTGCTGGGAATCAAAAGCCCCGAAGATACCAACGTAATCCCGCGTGGTGGCAGCGATCAGTTGCGAGTATGCGCCCATCGTGTCGACGGTCGTGCTCGGGGTGAGTGAAGTTCCTTCAGTGCTGGTAGCAGTGAAGCCGATTGCATCGACGCCAGAATATCCGTCTGGCATGGTGAACCCAGCATCGAACAGGTTAAGGGAGACAGTGGCGGTCTGTGAACCGCTGCTGTCCTGCATGCGAGCGGCGATGCGCGTGCCTGCCGGAATTGAAATTGGAAACGCCCAGACTACCAAGTTGTAACCAGCAAAGATCGTTTGCGTTACAAGATTGGGAACTAAAACTACTTCCGACCCCGACGCACCGACGGCGATGTCGATCGCAAAGTTTGGGCTGTTAGAGTTCTGGACGTAAATCCTGACCTCCATGAAAGCGGCGTCAGATGCTGTCGCCGCAATCAATTGCGTGTAGGCGCCCTTGGTGTTGGCGGTGGCGCTGGAGGTAACCACGGTACCGAACGACGTGGTCAGAACAGAGCCGACGTTCTGGCCGTTGCAAATGTCGTTATGGAGAGAAAAACCGCCCGGCATTTTTATGGTCCATCGATGCTGGCGGGAACGGCCATGATTGCGGTGAGTCGAGCTGACTGGATCAAATTGATCGAGGCGATATAGTTGGCGCCATCGATCATCTGTGCATTCGTCAAGTCGACCTGTTGAGTGTGGTTCAGCGCGTACATGAACTGCTGCACCGTCGGGTCGGTCGACGCATTGATGGCCTGAAACTCCGCCGCAGTGAACCGCATGATCCACATGCTCGTCAGGATCGGCTGCGGAGCAATAGGTGCCGTCACTGTTGCCGTGGTCTTGGTCGCGGCATTCCACCCAACGGTGGGTCCGAGTGCCGGCAACCCAGAAACCGACACGAGCCCGTTGGCGGCCAGAACATCGCTGGACGCCACCGGGTCGGTATCGTCAGGGCACCACGAAGAAAGAGCGCCCGTGGTGCTGTTGTAGACGTAGATCGCCATCGCGGGCCTAACTTAGTGTGGGTGAAGGATCAAAGAGCGTCGTCACGGAGGTTGACCCGGTCTGCACGAAGGGTTGCACTTCGACTGGACCGGCAAGCGCCTGTTGCGGCGATGTCAGTGACGCCGTAATCTTGAAGCGCCACATCGCCTGGAATACTGCCGTTCCATCCGTTACCGAGCCGCCGTCGACGGCACTGGCATAACCACCAGGAACCGAAGATGCAGTGGTGCCGGCAGTCGTACAGATGAAAAGTCGGCCGGAGTTGGTCGACACTGCCATGACCTGGCCGAGGGTGACGGCCGTCGAGTTGGCGCGCTGCGGCGCTTTGCTATCCCATGCGCTGGTGTCGGCCGTGAGCGCCGTACCCGTCGTCGCGGAGATCGCAGTGCGCGTGGACATGACACTGCCAAGGGGTGCCGCAGACGATCCTGGATAGGTGACGTTCATCCACACGGAAGCGTTCGTCGGCATCGCCGAGGCGCCAGAGACGCCATACAACGTCACGTTCAGCGCCGAGGTGGTCTTGTTGTTCCACGACGCAAGAGGAAAGCACTCGAACGGAAAATAGAATGACGTGACCTGGCTGTTGTTCGGGTTGGCGAACGTATTGACGGTGTGTCCAAAGGCACCAGTGTCATCAGCGGCACCGCCGGTGCGAACTAGTGTGCGGGAGGACAGCAGGTTGCCCGCGGCGCGGGTGACGCCGTGCACGTTGTCATCGTTGGCCGACGAGCACCGAATGAGATAGGACGAGACCAGCGGGCCCTGCTTGCCGTCATCACCCGCCACACTGAAGGGAATGGCGTTCGAGGCCAGCTTGCAATTCTCTAGGTACTGCGATCCGGCTCCGCCCGACTGGTTGATGATGTAGTTCGAGCCCCAGCCCGAGAGGTCCGAGTCGATCAGGTGAAACTCACCCGCTGCCGGGTTGTTCCAGAACCGGCTCGGGAACGACGTGCCCGACGCCATCTGCGCATTGATGACTCTGCCGATGCCTCCGCCAAAGCTGTTGTGGCAGGTGGTGTCGCCGAAGCTGAACGTGCAGTTATTCCAGGTGTGGGAATACGAGAATGGACCGCCCATCTTGTTGGCATCGGAACCGGCCAGCATCCCGAAATAACAGTTGTCGTACAGCTCCATGCCGTTGGAGCTGGACTGCATCTGGTGGGCCGAGATGAACGAGATCCCCCACCAGTACATCTGGACGTTGTTGCTGGGGTCGTTGAACGCGATGGCATTGTTGCCGGACGCAGTCATTGTGACCGAGGCGCCGAGGTTGGTGTTCTGCGTGCCCGGCTGGGGAAACCAGTCTTTCGCGAGCGGCGGCACATCGCCAGTGCCTGTGTTGTCGACGCAGATGACCTGGTTCAGCAACCAATTGCTGCCGGACATCTGGAACTTGATCTGGTTGGCTGACGACTCCGCGTGGTTCTTGGCGACGTAAATCGTGTCGCCCTCGGCAGCCCATCCGGACTGCATCGCGTTGTTGATCAGCTTGTGAGGAGCTGCCCACGCGCCGGGGGACTGAAAGGTCTGTTGACCGGTCACCTCGGTGAAAGTGGCGCCGCCAGACGTGGTCGTGCTGCCCGCGGTTAGATTCCACGTCGGTTCAGTACCTGCAGACGTACCCGCCGTCGTGCAACGAAAGACTCGCTCGTTGCCGACAGTGGGGGTGGCCAACTGGCGAATAAGATTGCCGACCGTGTAGGCGTGCGAAACTGTGAACGCCGCAACGTTGCCGTAGTCGACGGACCCTACGTACCAGTTGTTGGCCATCCGCTATTACGCTGCGCTGATGACGATAGTGCCGGACGCGAACGACGGCGTTACGCCAGCCGGGATCGACTGCTGCACGATCTTTCGCAGCATGCCAGAGCCGGAGCTGGTTGTGACGCAAGCGGTCGCCGGGCCCGTAGTGGTGTCGACGTTGATGGCGTCGGTCGCGGGCGTGGCAACGAAGTTCACGGTGTAGCCCGTCCAGGTGCCCGTGGAGAGCGTCGGAAGAGTCCCGCCGTACTCCGCTGTGAACACGATCGGATCGTTGCTGGCAAACCCGTTGGCCTTGACGGACACTAGGTTGCTCGCGGTCGGAACCTCGAACGGCAACCAGGGGAAGTTGCCCAGGAAATCCCAAGCCAGAAGATCGCCCGCGGTCAGAGCGTCGTAGAGACCCCAAGCGATGACCGTACCGAAGCCGGCGCCCGTGGCAGCCGCGTACGCTACAGCAGCGCCATTGGTCGTGGACGACGGTGCAGTGCCGCTGGCATTCGGGAACGCCGAGAACGTCAAGCTGTCGGTCGAGCCGGAAGACGCATGCAGAGCGTTGGCCGTGAGGACCAGCGCGGTTCCGACGTACGTCGAGACAGTGCCGATCGCCTGCGAGTTGGTCGTATCGTAGACGGTCATGCCAGGCACAACCCAGCCAGGGTTGGTCGTCATGGTGACGTTCGCCGAGCCGGTCGTGAACGACGCAGTAGCCGCAACGGAGCCGGCAACCTGCGTACGAGCATACGCGGTACCGGACGTCGAGACTTCGGTGAAGCCGGTGCCGGCGTCAGTACCGACCGCCGTGAACAGCGCCATGAACACAGACGGCGTGACCGGCTGCGCAATCTGTCCCGTGATGTTGTTCAGCAGATTGTCTGCCGAATAGTTCGTGAGGCCGGTCATTTCGATTCCTTACGACAGCGCGGAGATGGCGGTGTTGACCGTGGTGATGTTCGAAGACTCGGTGCCCGACGGCGTCAGCACATCGTTGACAAGATAGGTGAGCTTGGTGATGCACTCAGCAATCGCGAGTTCGACCTCGAGCATGATGCCAGGGAGATCGCACGCAGCGATTTCAGCCTGGTTCTTGCCGCCAGTCGTGAAGGTGATAGCAGTGAGGTTTGCCTTGACGCCCATGAGAGAAATTCCTTGATGTTGGGGATTGGATTAGAATGTGGTCCGCGCGCGGAACGGGTCCAGCAACTTCTTGACGTCGTTGTCGAGAGTCGTTGCCGCGAACCGCATCATCGTGGTGTCGCCGGCTGTGATCCTCTGAAGACCGCCGCTTAGATTTGATGTCTGGATTAGACCTGATGCTATCTGTGCGGCTGCGCGTGCCACCGGATCAGGTACGGTCGGATATCCTGCGACGTACTTGATGCGAACGTCGGAGTAATAGGAGAGCAGTTCACCAGCCGGCACCCAGATCTCACCGGTCGCATCCGACCAGGATGACGGCGGGATCGCGATCGGTATCCACGGCGGCGGACCGCCGAAGGACTGGATCGACGCCAACAGGTTCATGTCCTGATAGAGACCGCCGACCTGATCAGACCGGCGCCCGTAGGAGTACCGGCCAAGCATCGAGACGACGCTTACGAGCGGAAACTTGGCCACGCGAACGATTGAACGCTTACTTGGCGTGGTGCGATCTTCGCTGATGACACGACCGACGTCGGCCAGGGCGCCACTGGCGTGGCTGAACTGAACATTGCCGAGCGTGATCTGATTGGTTCCGTTGACAGCTACGATGACGCAAGCTTCTACGGCGGCCGGGTTAGCGAAGTCGAGGACAAGGACTTCACCGATGCTGTCGGCTCTGATATTTGCCGGAGTCACTGTCACGACGACATTGGTGCCAGGTGTGATGGCTGATCCAAGCTTGTATGTGAAGCTCGGCGTCATGGATGCCATGGCGCAAGGATTGCCGTTGCCGTCCTTGGTATAGATCAGACCTTCCGGTCGCTTGATCTCGGCATCGATTAGGGTCGATGCGAGTTGAGCGACTCCGGCCGGCAGAGTGGCAGGAAGGCCGAAGCCGTCGTTGACACCCTGTAGATAATTCGATCCCATATCACGCCGCGTTCAGAAGAAGCGCAAATCCAGAGATGGTTGCAGTGGACCCGCCGGTGTTGGTGATGGTGACCTTGAACGACTGGAACGGGAGTCCATCGTTTGAGTTCACAACGTTCGCGGTGGCGGCGACGAGCGTGGAAGAGATGGGCGCGCCCTGGGGAAGCGTACCAACCTTATCGACGTAACGCTGGATCGAAACTGCACCGGCCTGCGATGACAGAACAGCACAAGAGAGTGCCTTGAAGCCGTCACTCGCGATAACGTTCGACACGTAGCTACCGGCAGCAGCGATCGTCGTGGGCGGCGGAGTAGTTGCCGAGACACTCAGATCGCACTGCGCTACCGGGCCTGTGGCGACCGGCTCCCAGTATTGATCATTTATTTCGGATGAGACCTGAGGCATGTGGATTCCTTATGCGGTCAGAAGCTCGGGCAAGATCAGCCGGGACTTCTTCGCCAACTGATGTTTCACGAGATACTTCCCGATGGAGTCGGGGACATCCGCTTTGCCGAAGACGAACTCGACGTTGAATTCCAGGGGCGCGTTCTTATCGTCCACCCAATCGGATGGCATCTCACCCTGGCCCTCGAGGTGCTTGGCCGGACAGATGCTCATGATGAATGATTTTTGCTTCACGGCTTTGGCGCCGGTGGCGTAGACGTGCATGGAAACTCCTGTTTAAAGACGGGTAATAAAAAACCCCCGGTGATTTCTCACCGAGGGTGTGTTTAGACTCTGGAAGAGGCTTGTGAGGCTAATGTCCCCGAAGCGACAACTCTTCCCGAGTTATTACGGACGCAGAACCTGGACCAGGCGGTGCGCGTAAGTCGCGCCCTTCACGATCAGGTTGTCGAACACGATGCCGACGTACTGGCCCTGCAACCCGGACAGCAGACCGAGCTGGAACAGACGCGGGCTCATATTGCCGTCTCCGCCAGAGATGACGGCCATCTCGATGTCGGCCTCTGTCACGATGACAGCGTAGTAGCCCTTCAGCGCGGTCGGGACCGCCGAGAAGCCATACGCCGAGACGCCCGCCGCAGAGATCGCCGCGGACAGGAACGGATCCACAACCAAGGGGATCGGGCCGGCCTGCGTCTGGATCGCGCGAACCATCACGCCGGCAGTCACTTCGACCTTGTCGAAGGTGATCTGCGACGCCTTGGCTTCACGATCGAGATAGTCACCGAGGATCGGATCGATGTAGATCGCGGTCGGTCGGATTACGTAGGTGGTATTCGCAACCATCTGGGCGACCTGGCTCTTGATGCCGTCGATGATGGAGGCGCCGTTCACGACCTGACCCGTGGTGGTGATCTGGGTCAGAGCCGAGACGTACTGGGTCGTGGTGGGGATCGTCAGCGACGTATCGGTGCCGGTCCAAACGCCGGAAGCCGACGCCACGATGACGGAGTTCAGGATGTCCTGAATGTCCTTGGCTTCGACTGCAGCGAACTGGCCCTGCTGACGGGTAACTTCGACGTCGAACAGCGACAGGTTCGTCTGGTTGACGATCGCCTTAACGTAGGCCGAACGCTCAACACGCGCCGGACCAGTTGCGGTCGGGGTGATGTTGCGCGGATCGGTGAACGCTGCGGTCGCAATCGCGGTCTGCTCGAAGTAACGATGGGGATGACCCGTCGCAAGCTTGCGGCTGACGCGCTGAAGGAAGATCGAGTTCCGACGAATGATGTCGTAGATCTCGGATTCGTACTTGTTGATTTCGATGGCGCCGTTGCCGAGGAAATCGGCGGCGGCAGTGATCTGGTCAACGAACTTGGCGGGCTGAATGAAAGACATTGTTCTTATTCCTTTTTCGCGCTTCTTACAGAGCGCCCAAACGCGACAGCTCTTGCTTGAGCGTCATGCGTTGATCCATGTTGAGACCAGCCGCCTTGAGTGAGACGTCGAGTTCGGAGACCTTGAGCTTCGCGTCGCCCTCGGGCAGCGTGATAGACGCCCTGGCAAGCAAGCTGGTGATCATCGGGCTGACGGTTTTGCGATCGGGAGCGGCGGCAGCGGCGATAGCCTTCGCTTCAGCATCCTTGGCCTTCGTCTCCGCAGCGGCGAGCTGATCGACGAGCGGCTTGGTGGCGGCTTCGACGGCAGTCTTGACGGCTGTCTCGATCGCAAGGGTCTGCGCGGCAGCGATGCGCTGCACTTCAGCGGCCTGATCGAGTGCTTCCTTGACGGCAGCCTTGACGTCGACCACGGCGGGCGCAACGACAGTGGCTGCACCGGCTTCGATCTTGGTGAGGCGATCGCCGAAAGGCTTGAGCGCGCCGTCCAGGATTACCTTCAGTTCTTCGGGGGTCATTTTTATTTCTCCTGCTTCGGCGGATGCCGCAAGCGATGTGGTTGTGTAGGCAGCCTTGTCCTTGCGGAGAATCGCTGCGCCGGTGAAAGACAGATCGGTGATCGTGAGAATGTCGGCGCTCGGGTCTTCGATCGTCAGACGTTGCGCTTCAAAGCTGAAGCCCAGGACTTTCTTGAGATCTTTGATGAGTGCCGCCGTCTCTGGAAAATCGGCTGCGTAGATGAAGCCCTCGATCGCGATCGCGTTGCCAACGATGTTGGCTGACGTGATGATGCCAATCTTTTCCTGGGCATCGTGACCGTCGAACGAAGGAGTGAAGTTGACCGCCATACCCATCAGAGAGGAAAGTGCCCTCTCCGCTGCTCCGGCAGTGACGATGATCCGACGCCCGTGCGCGCCACCAGGGGCGCCGTCGGACGGCTGATCAAGTCGCGTCAGGATGCCAGAGAACGGCATCTTGTTCGGGTGATCTGAATTGGAGATGTTGAGCGCCATTGCCTCAAGGCTGATGGCTTTCAACTTATGCCAGTCGCTGGTGTCGACATCTAGTTCGACAGCACGAGCGATGATTAGGTGACGAGCTTCGCGCTTCTCGTCGATTGAAAGCCCTTGCGTGTTCTCGACGTTGTACCAAGAGAGCTTGGTATTGTGAGCGTCGTTGATACGAAGCTTGCGCTTGCCAGGAACTGCGAACTGATCGTCTGCGAGGGCTGCGATGCCCTTCTTGTCTAGTTTTACGTTCATGGTGGGCGAAGCCCCTTAGAGGTGGTAGGAAAGACCGATCAGGAATTCCTTGGTGTCGCCGTTTGACTTATCGATCGCGACTTTAAGGAACGGCTTGATCTCAGCCAGGCGCTGATGGATCGCGTGACGTTCGTCAGTGAAGCCATCGAGTTCAACAAGTGCGCCTGCCCATGCTTTGCGCTCGGGCTCATCCTCGTAGACGAATGGGTTCTCAAGGGACTCTGGGACCGCCAGCTTCTCAGCATCCCGACTGACGTTCTCTGCGTCAGCTTCCTTGCGAAGCTCTTCGGCTTCCAGCTCGGCCATCAATTCCTCTTCTGTCTGATCGGCCATTATGCAAGCTCCGCAAGCACGGAGACGAGAGCAGCATGATTAGCTGAGTCACCACCGCTCGACGGGTACACAGAGATGATCTGAGACATAACTACCTTGAGTTCGGCGACGTGCTGCTTTGCCAGAGACACCAGCGCGTTGACATCGATTGCCAGTGCCGACATCGCGGTCTTGGACGACGCGGTCGTTACGATCGCGTTGAGGTCCGTCATTACAGTCATATTGTGATTCCTTACGCGGCGACGACGAGAACGTCGAAGGTGCCGGCGGGCAGCGTGGTCGCGGCGAGCAGCGGCGCCAGGTTGACCGTGAAGCCGAAGGTCGTCTTCGCGGAGATCCAGGCGATGCACGCCTGATAGTTCGTCACGATGACTTGGAACGTGGGCGGTAGCGCTTCGGCGAAGGTCACGACAGTCGAGACCGTCTGGCCGGCGCCGCCGCCAATCAGGTTTGCAACTGCGAGCTGCTGGCCGAAGACCATTCGATCGGTAAAGTCCGGGGTGCTGGAACCGTCGATAACAGCAGTGACCCGCTTATTGATAGCCATGTGGCTTAATCCTTCTTGGATGTTTTGGGTTTGGTCTTAGTGGTCTTGCTGCCACTAGACAGATTCTTGTCGTCGACCTGTGCGGCGCCGCGCGCAGCCTGTATTGCGATGTCGACATCGGCCTTGAGCATGTCCGAGAATGGATTGGTGCTCGGCGGCTGGCCGCGCTTCTCTCGGTACTGGTTCGGTGTGATAGCGTTGTTCTCGTATTCTATGCCGAACACTTCAGCGAGGTTTAGCTCGTCGTCGGACTCGATGCCCTTGAAGCGAAACTCAAGCTGAGAGAAGCCGAGCTTGGCGTGAAGAGCTTCGCGAGTGATGTGCGAAGCCATCAAATGCGCGACGGGCTTAATAGCCTGCCGACGATCGCGATCCTCGGACGTCTCGGAAGTGTTGCGATTGACGTCGCGCTCGAGGCCGAGGTTCTGCGGACTGATATCGAAAGCCGTTGCCAGCTCGCGGATCAGGAATTCCTGGTACTGGAGATAGAGCCCGTCGTCGCCTTCGGGGAACAGCTTCATCACCGACGGGCCGCGGGCCTTCTCGGCGCCGGCCATGCCTGTGATCGGCATAACACCCTGGCCTTCGACCTCGTTGCGCCAGTAGCTGCGGAACGCCCCAAGCGTTTCGGCCGTAGCGCCCTCGCCGAGATCGAGCAGGATAGACGGTCGAGAGTTGGTGGCGACGTTGCCGGCGAACTCGCCGACGCCCAGGATCCTCGAAATCGTATTGAACGCGATCTCGAGCGGGCCATGACCGAACGGCGTCGCGGTCGACGGGTTCGGCCGGATGTACATCAGCTCGTCGTTGCGCAGCGGGATCATTTCTGAGTTGGACCCCGTGAAGGATCCGTAGCCGACGACTTGGACGTAACGGGCTTCGTTTAGCCCTCCGGACCAACCGGGATAGATTTGAATAGTGAGGCCGTCGACCGGCCACATCCAGAGCGGACGCAGAGGGTTTCCGCTGTCCTGCATCTCGATTGCGCCGGCGCCGAGGAGAATGTCTTCGGCTACCTGTTCGAATAGCGTTCGCGCACTATCATCACCGTTCGGATGATCGATGCAGTATGAAGCGACTTCGATCTGACGCTGCAGTTCACTGTTGGGATGCAGACCATCCGACGGTACGATCTCCCATTCCAGCATCGCGATCGGGTTCTTGATCGAATTGATGGCGCGACGCGCGTACGGATTGAGAGAGAACCACCGAAGATTCCGCGGCGTCGGTTTGTAGGCAAGCTTCTTGGCGCTTCCGATGTTGTTCTGTGGAATTAGATTCGGGAACGCTATGGTGTCGCGGTGCGGCTCCTGCTTACGCCGCCCTGGGCGACCGCCCTTGAAGATATCGAGCAGCGCCATGGTGCCTCATGCGAAAAAGAATGTTGAGGCGGAATCGCTGAGCATCAGCTCAGTGAGCGCCCAGACCATCGCGTCCAATCGGTCAGGCGAGTAGCCTGCCGTCGAGCGGTCAAAATCCTGAGTGAAGGCGCACATCTGATCTTCGAGCTGAGAGAACCCCCCAACGTGATGGACGCGGCCCTGTTCATAGAGTGCGCTGATTGGTTCGGCCCGAATGGCCTTGCCGCGCGAGGCGTGAACGCCTTTGTATGCGACGTTAGAATTGACGGCGCGGATCGTGTTCTCGATCATATCGCCGCCGTTGTTGGTCTCGCCGATGATCCGGTCACCACCCAGAGCTGCGTACATCCGGCATGCTAGGGTGGCCCATTCGTTCGGCTGAAGAACTCCGGACGTGTCCTGGAGGACGTATCCGTGTCCATCATATCCGAGACCGGCCGCGATGATTCCGGTTTCGTCGGCGTCTTCGCCGGACGTCATAGCGGGATCGATCGCGATTACGATCCTCCGGAGTGGAGGCACTTGATTAGCGTGGATACGCAATTCATCCAGCTTCTCTCGTGTCCACATGGCTCCGGGGACGTCGTCGAGCATCTCGGCGTAAATCTCTTGCTTACCGAGACGAGTGCCTTCGTATTTGCGTTTGATGGTCTCGATGAATTGCTTCGCGAGATTGTTTGCGTTCTCCAAAGTGGATCCACGCGTGATGACCGTGAACGGATCCTTGATGATGTCTTTCAACAAACCAATAGGTCTCGGCGTCGTTGACACCAACACCTGTGGATTGGATCCGAGACGAAGACCAAACTGCAATTGATCCCAGCTATCCTGCGCGTACTGCCATTTCGCCAGCTCATCGCACCATGCCGCGGAATGTTGAGGACCGCGGAGCTGGTCCGGCTCTGAGCCGTTGTAGATCGAGGCAACACATCCATTCGGCCAGGTGAGCCTTCGCTTGGAAGGCTCGTATAACGGCATGAAATCTTTGGGGTGGACCTGCAATAGGCCCGAACCTTCGGTCGACAACTTCCCGTCGCCGATCATAACGTCGCGCGCGTCTTTGGCGGTTTCGGCGATGATCGCGATGTGCGAATGCTTTCCACCAGACAGTGGCGTCGAGCCGCATGCTAGGGATCTCACCCACTCAGCGCCGGTGCGCGTCTTACCGAAACCGCGGCCGGCGAGAACTAACCACGTATTCCAGTCCATGCCATTAGGCAGCGTCTTTGGGGCGAACTGATTCTGCCGACCCCACATTTCCCAGGCGTAGGCAAAGTCGAGACGTTCTTCGTCCGACAGCTTAGCTAGGTAGTCCTCCCGGACTTCCTTCGGCCAGGTCGCCATTATCTCGCCCTTCGACGAGTTGGCTGTCAGCTTTGATTTCAGCGAAGGCGGCGCCGGGGTCGACGACGGAGAAGGTCCCGTCGATGACGGGGAGTCCTTCTTCCCCAGCAACGGGCCCAGCGAGTCGTCGTTCGATTTCGTCGAACTTGGCGGAGATTCGTTCGCCTGCACTGATGAGTTCAATTTTCACGTCCACGGTTGAATGAGTGTCGACCGGCTTGTCGAATTGACCGAGGACGTGCTTCGACAGGTGCATTGTCATATTGACAGCGGGGCCGCCCTCACCTTCCGCGTGCCGCTGCTGCAGCATCCGAAGGTTGACCTTGCCGATCTCTCGGCCACGCTCGATCGTTTCGGCGAAGACCGGATCTTCCTTGATCTTCAGACCGAAGGTGCGCGCCGACATGCCCAGGATTGCGGCCATCTCCTGGTTCGTGCATTGCATCATCGCCATGCGCTCGAGGGATGGAAGCTTCACTTCTTTTTTGGGCCGACCGACTTTCTTCGGGCCGACCTTGGCGACCGAGCGTCTCCGACGGTTCTTCTCCGCGGTGGTTAGTTTGGCGACCATCAGGCCACCAAGGATACGTCTGCAGCTTTGAAGCCGTTGCCCTTCTCGGCAGATACGAGTTCGTACCGGACGGCCTGGTCGGGGAGCAGAACGTTGAGGGACCGAACCAGTGCGGTCCTATGGACGAACACTTCGTCGCCGCCATCATCCGGAGCGATGAAGCCGAAGCCCTTTGCGTCCGAGAAGAATTTAACTTTTCCTGTAGCCACTGAGTTGGTCCTTAAAATCAACCTCGCAGTGAGTGATAGACACTTGGCCTATAACTCACGCGAAGGAACGGAAAGGACGCAAGCCTTTGGCCCCAACTTCACGAAGGGGTTATCCCGCTGCAATTCGGGGCCGGGTCTTTGGGCCGGGCTAGGCTCTGCGTCGAATGGGTTGAAGATTCCTGGGTAACTATTCGTCCAGCGACATCTTCAATGTGGATGGTAGAAGAGAACTGCCAGCGACCCACACACGGTGAGCTTTCTGATAGTCGCGACTATCAGCTATCGTTCGGTGAGAAGCGTTGCCGCCGGTCCCCGTGTAGTCCAACAGATTGTTCCATCCAGAGATGGTCTGCCTTCATCCTACGTTCCGCGCTGGATCAGTTTAGTTGGTTGCGGCGGGTCGGATTTGAACCGACGACCTTCTGGTTATGAGCCAGACGAGCTACCGGGCTGCTCCACCCCGCAATATTTTGTACTAACCGCCACCACCGGTGTCGGTGTCGCTTACCTGGGCGGACGTATCCGGATTGGCAGCCATGTCGGCGTCAAGCTCAGCCTGGGTCGGCTCGACGGGATTCATTTCGCTCGGGTCGGTGTCGCCGCCGAAGGTCGAGGGGTCTTTAGGATCGGTCATTTTGATTCTCCTGTGAGGGGTTGGTTGGATAAACGTTTGGCGTTCTTCCGAGAACGTTTCTCGATGGCCGCCTGGATGCGCTCCGCCCTGCCTGGAGCGTAGGCTCGCTTCATCGCGGCTTGGATGGCTCGGAATTGTTTGCGCGTCAGTGGGGCTGTCTGTGGCACCCTGGGCATGTTCATCGGATACATCAGCGAACAGACAGCAGTGGAGCTGGAGCCAGACAATCCTTCGAATGACCTTCGGGACCGCCCCATAGGTGCGTAGCCATGATCTGATGCAGAATGGTCAGTCGCTTAAATCCCTGATACCAACCGTACCGTTCGATGACTGCACTGGCCTCGCGTGAAGCCCGTTCGTAGGATAGTCCGCGATATTCCGGATATTCCATCATGGTCGACCTGTCTGTCTGTCTGTTACGGATAGAAGTGGATCGTCGAGATCTCGTAGAGAGCCATGATGCCGACGAAGACGATGGCACACCCGACGACGACCATGCTCTGCCAGACCCACGCGAGATCGGACGGTTTCTTATTCAAGCCAAAGTTGCGGGTCATTTGCGGAGATCCTCATAGCGCCAGGCGTATTCCGAATTCTTGTCAACGAGGAGCTGGAGTCGCGTGATCTCGTTGATGGCATCCCGACAGACAGAGGCGACGTAGTAGTGACTCTTCTCGGTGGTCGCCTGCTCGAGCAGATCGTGCAGCTTCTGAAGGATGGTCCTGACCTTGGCAGGAGGAGATGTCTCGCCGAGAAGATTTCCGATCTGGGAGTCAGTAAGTAATTTCTTTGGATCGGTCATGCGGTGGCCGGTAGCATGGCCGGCTGCCGGGGACAGCGATCGCCGCGGCACGTCTGCTCGGCAGTGGGCGGGCATATGCATCCGTAGTTGAAGGTTGGAGCCGGAAGCGGAGGCGGAGGTAGAGCCGGCAGCATCGGAGTCCCCGGCAGCGTGTAGAGCGGCGGGTTCGGATTGAGATCCCAGTTCATCGAAGTTGGGGGGTGGTCCATCGGCATGCCTACCTACTCCGCGTCTTCGTCGTCGTAGAACTCTTCCTCGTCCGGATTGGCAGGATCGAATTCGACACAGAGATCCAGGTACTGGCGGAAGCTCATCAGCCCGAGCTGGGCCAGGATCCGCGCGCCAGTCAGGAACTCCGTGATCGCCAGGTTGGAATCGTCGGTGTCTTCCGGCCAGTCGCATCCGTCCTCGCCGCAGAACGGCGTGGTCTCATCTAGTCCGCAGCGGCACATGGTTTCGCCTGTTCTGTTTTTGAAATTTTTTGGAATTTTTTTTGGAATTTTTCTGTGGCCCGAGAGGTGGACCATACCCCCGCGCGTAGAAGTGAATTTGGGTTCACGCTCTATTAGACAGGAACGAATGCTGAACGGAAGGTGAGATATACAACGATATCAATGAGATACGTTAGATATGGCGCGAGATACCGCACACATAGAAGCGTGATCTAATCGACCGACACGCCTATACCGTAAGGTATTCCTTACCGAATAGCGTAATAGGCCGTAATAACCCAATGATATCAATGCAGTGAATGCGAATAATTCGGATGACTTACGGTATAGGTGGACCGTGCCAAAGCGTCATTCCATTCGATTGAAGAGCAGATGTCACAGAGCGCCCTATCAGCGCGCCTTGCCGACGGTGCAGCGGCGCGGCGCCAATCCGCAGCTAACGCATTGAGCAGCGCGGTAATGCCGGCAACGATCATTCTATGCACCATTGACTGCAGTCCGACTCGCGTAACGAGGCGAGCGAGAAAATTGGACCAAGAATCCGAACCCTCGAGTCCGAATTAGGACCGATTTGATGGCCTATTTGCGTGAATTCTCATTGAAAATTCATGCAATCGAATAGACGCTTCAATTTCATACCGATCCGCACAAATATAAAACACGGTCTGATCACGGATTTGTGATCGATAATCCATTACGCAACTCTTGCGTATGCCTACCGAGTCAGCCTACCTACCTACTATCGAAACCGAGCCAGTAGGTAGGCAACCATGCGAACCCTCACTAACATCATTTGCGGTCGAAGCGTCGCGAGCTATTTCGCCGCGCCGACAACCCCCCAGCCAATCTTTAATGCGTCCACCAAAAAAGTAGGCGGACTTCGTTTCGTAAAGATCGGCCGCTTCTGCGTGTCGTATTGCGTCACCAAAACTTACAAGGCGGTTTGAGATGAAACCGCACTTGA